GCTTTCGGGACCAGGGTAAAGGTAAAGCGTGGCGTTTATCTGGTATTCAACAATGGCGGCAGACTGCACGGTCACGCGGTCGGCCACCGGCCTGACGTCCTCGCCATTAAGGGCGTTACGCACCACAGCCAGCAGGTCTTCGGATGCGACACCGTTATTTTCACGTGACAGCACAGAGATGGTGACGCAGGCCGGAGACGGACTGGTGACAGAAATATCCGCGACACGCCCGTCAGCACTGCGACCATGATACTGATAGGCTCCCACCGACCCGGCGACGCTTAAACCTTCAAACGCCTGCTGAATACGCAGACGATAATCGGTGTCAGATTCCATCACTGCCGGTGTCGGCGGGATGGTCGAATCATCTGCCGGGGTGATAGTCAGGCGCGTGGTGTTGTAATTGGCACCAATCACATCAAGGTCATTACCGGCAGCACAGGCCAGCATCACCGCCCGTGCGGCCTCATTCACACGCTGACGCCAGATAAGCTCACGATAAGCATTTTCCTCCAGCAGTTTGACGAGAGGCTCAGATTCCAGCATCAGGGTACGGGCGACCGCCTCCTGCTGGTCTTCCGGGTAAAGGGAAATCAGTGTCGCCTTGCGTTCGGCGAGAATGGTTTCAAAGTCCAGCTCCTCGACCACATCCGGTGCGGGTAGCTGGTTCAGGTCGATAATCGGCATGGTTTCAACTCACAGGGATGGTTAACGAAAGTGGCTGGCCGGTGTCGTTGTGCTGGCCGGTTAACGTGACCGTCATTCGCCCGTCAAAGCTGCGCGCCGTGGTGACAGATGACAGGGTGACGCGGGGTTCCCATTTCAGCACCGCCATGTAACAGGCGACCTTAATCTGCAACTCAAGCGCCGGGGTCTGCGGCTGGTCAATCATTGATGCCAGCAACGAGCCGTAATCACGACGCATCACCCGCGAGCCGACCGGTGTACGCAGGATATCGCCGATACTCTGGCTGATATGCTCAAGGTCAGTGACAGTCTGGCCATCACTGCGATTCATTCCGAGATAACGCGCTGTCATTTTGTCCCCTGTGTCCAGTTGTCTCCTGACTTAACACCACCGTGACCGTGGTCATCCACCTGAACGCCGTTAGACGTGAATTTCCCGTCGGTATGCTCGATGTTGCCGCACATCGTCCCGCCCTTCTGCACTTCCAGCGTGCCGGTAGTCAGTTTGTTGGTGCAGACCACTTCCGGTGTGTCCAGGGTGACACGGGTTGACGCTTTCACCGTGACCACCGGCACCGTGGCAGTAACAGAATCTGAAGCCGTCACGCTGGCCGTTTTAATTCCGCTTACCGTGAGTGCACTGGTTTCGGGTTCATACTCAATCACCGCCCCGTCAGGGAAACGGATATGCATGGCATCTGCCGACGCAGACGGCGGAGGGTTATCACCGGAATAAATCCCCGGCAGAACGAACGCCGTGTCGAGTTCACCGCCCACGGCCAGAATCAGCACCTGTTCCCCCACGGAAGGTGCCCACCATGTGCGCGAACGTCCGGCGCGATGGGTCAGCCACTGAAGCCAGTCAGTGCACATGCCGCCGGTCTGCACACGGCAGCGACCGACGTTAAGGTCGGTTTCGACGATAATGCCGGGGCGGATCATGTTGCGCAGTGCGCGCGCGAGTTCCTGAATATTTGCGAGAGTGTTCATAACGGGAAGGATGCCGCCGGGTCATACCGGCGGCAATGTGACGATGAGGTGTCGGGAATGGCACAACTAACGGTCGAGGTGAGCCAGGATAATCTCTTCAATCATCTGCACATCCTCACCGGTAAAGCCGAGCAGAGGACGCGCCGGATAATCAATTTTCTTACCGTCTTTCCGGGTTTCTTCCGACAGACCGAACTGATGCACACTGGCGATTTTCGGTGACTTCCCGCCGTAAAACTCCATTGATGCCTGTTCAGGGCTGGCGCGGATATGCAAAAAACGACTGGTGATAAGTTTCGCAAACATTTTTCGCTTAACGCGACCGGTCTTTTTTCTGGCGCTCTGCTGCTGGCGTGGCGCGTAGGGTGTGCCGTCCGGGGCTTTCTGTGCCATCACCCGACGCTGCTGACTCTGCCGCAGACGTTTCGCCAGTTCGGCACTCAGTCGCCGACGCCCTGACGGTGACAGCGATTCAATCAGTCCGGTCAGCCGGTCTTCAAAACGCTTAAACTCATTCATCCCACTTGCTCACCAGTTCGCCATTGATATAAAGCTCCATCGGGCGGGTGACCGGCTCCGGCGGCGGGGGTTCCGGGATATTATTCACATGCAGTGCGCCGTCAACCTCACTGACCAGCGTGCGCTCGGTCAGCATCAGGCTGATGCTGATATCAAAGCTGCTGTCATTGTTGATGTCTGCATAAAACGTGAAACCTTTTTTCTGGCCTTCGTCGGTGGTCATGATGTCGGGCTGATTTTCCCGCAGCCACGCCAGCACCGGCACGATGAGCAGGTCAAAATCACCGGTAAAGTCGGTCACAATCACATTGAGCGTGTAACGCTTTTCGAATGACAGCGACGTCGCCAGTGTGGAGGCAATACTCCCGTTATCCACGAATATCCGCAGCATCTCTGGACTGGTTTTCAGCACCGTGACGGCATCAGTCAGCGCCCTGCGCAGGCTGTCGGGTTTGAGCATCGTTTTCGTCCTGACAGTGTTTAATCATTTTTACCTGGCTGGCACAGCGTGCCAGCGCGTTCTCAAGCTGCCGGATATCGGCACTTAAATCGCCGTTCGTCTCCGGGTCACTGCCCGGCATCGGGCAAAGACTCACTTTCGGGCAGGCGTTGGCGACAATCACTGGCGTCGGTGCAGGCCGGGCGCTGGTGCAACCGGCGCACAGCATCAGGCAGGTCAGCACCGTACCAGCGGCGAAAATCTTCGTTTTCATTCAGTAACCTCGTGATGGTTTTCTCGCGCTGTGCTTCACGCTTCGCGGCGTTTTCCAGCTCCTGACGCAGTGCCACCTGCGCCAGCTCGTTTTTGTCTGCCCTGGTGAGGGCAACATGAAGCTGATTTTTCAGCATGGTGATGGTCGTCTGCTGTTCACTGGCGACGTTATTCGCCCTGTCCAGCGAGGCGCGCAGGCTGGCATTTTTGTGTTTCACCAGAAACAGACCGGACACCGCCAGCGATAACAACACGACCAGCACAATCATCAGCTTTGACATGGTTCCCGCTCCTCAAGACGCTGACGGCAGGCCGTACATATCAGCCGGAAGAACAGCGACGCCACGAGATAAATCAGCGCGGTAAAAATCCACCCGGCAGCGACCAGCGAGATAAACGTCGCCACCATCACCACCAGAGCCGCTGCCCGCCTGCGCCACGGCACCGGCTGCAAAAACAGCGACGTGACAATCTTCACGGCCAGCGATTCCGGCGGCAGCTCCCGCCCGTAGCGTTCCAGCACATACTCAGTGGCATACACGCCGACACCACCGGCAACCACACAGATAACCGTCGCCAGAATCGCCCAGGCAGCGACAAAACTGACGGCCACGCTCTGCGGATAAATCAGGGACAGTGCCAGCATCAGCGCCAGCGACACGTTCAGCATCAGTGAAAGGGATAATTTCTTCATGGTGTTTACTCCGTTTAAGCCGGTACGCCGCCAGCGGTACGCCAGACAGTGACCAGTTTTTCCAGTGAATGCTCACGCTGACCGTAACCGGCACCCGGCAGGGACGCCCAGATATTGCGACAGCGTGAAATGGCGCGCTCAATGCGTCCCGCCCGGATGTCATCCAGTGCACCGCGTTCGCGGATCAACTGAATGGCAAGTCTGTCCTGTGACAACGGACTGAAATCCGGCAGGGCAAGCTGTTTGCGGTAATGCGGCCAGAACAGGTAAAGCTGCTGATAGCGACCGGAGGCCGTGGATTTTTCACCGCGACGGTTAAACACCTTCGCCGGTCGGCCATGTGCGAACGGGTGGTCACTGTAGTCGGTGAAGATTTCCGGCTTCCCGTCCAGTCCGGTGACTATCACGTCATAGCCACGTTTTTTCGTCAGCGGATGGTTCGCCGTCCCTTCGGATACCGCCAGCATGTCGAGAAAGGCCGCGATATTCTGATGCGTGTTAATTACCGGCATTACTGTTTCCCCCTGCCCTTAAAACGGCGCTGAATGGCAATCTCAATCACCTGATAACCGGCGATACCCAGCATGGAGCCGATACCGCACACCGCAGGCAGTGACAGGTCAGGAAACTGCACCAGAACAACACCGGCAACCATCGAGACAAAACCACCGAGCAACATGCGCCCGATAAACAGACGCGGGGTGATGGGTTCACCACCGGCAAGCACCTTGCCGACAACAATCAGCACCCCAATCATGAAAAGCGACAGGACGCTTTTTTCTTCTGCTGTCATGCGTTACTCCCACAGATTGACAGTTTCAGCCACGGGCGCGGTCTGAACGTCGGGCAGTTCGACGGCGGTGCCGTGCGGCAGCACCGCACCCAGTTCAGCCAGTCCCGGATTTGCGGCGAGCACGGTCTCAACCACGCCCTCAGTGCGCCCGTAATACCGGACACAAATGGCGTCGAGCGTGTCGCCCTGTAGCGCAAAGGTCTTCATCAGATTTGACTCACGATGCAGCGCGGCTTGTCCTGGATGCGCGCCACTGCCCAGCGCATATCCCGCCACAGCTCATCAATGGTGCTGTCAATGCTGTCAGCCTTCTTGTCGCCTTTGGCACTGGCATCCACGCCGCGATAACGCTCATAAAGCGATGCGGTCGCCATCGCACACACGGCGCGCTCGTAGTAAAAAACTTTGATGCTTTCACCGTCGATGTCGTCCGCCGGGACGTCAGCCAGACGCGTAAAACCGGCGGCAATTTTCTGTTCGCGGTACTCGTACAGCTCCGCATTCGTTTCAGCCATGCCTGACTTGATGGCCTCACGCAGACGGGCAGGGGCGACGGTCTGCTCAAGGCGCATACGTTCCCGGACGCGCTTCGGGTCGATATCGGGGAAAAAGAACGTGTTTTTAATCACCGGCTCGTCGCCTGCCGGTTGCGGGATGACCACCGTACCCTCACCGGACACGGGAGCCTCCTTTCGCGGAATAATCAGCGTCATCATGACTACCTCTGAAAAGTCGGGCGGTGGACGCCGGTGCAGTGTCAGGTGATTCACCCTCACTGACCGGCGTGCCGCCCTGGCGCGGGGCGCATTCGGTTGTTAACTGGCTTTCTTTTTCGGGCGTCCACGTTTTGCCGGTGTCGCACTCCGGGTCTTACGCGGGGCGCGGGTGGCCGCTTTTGGCTGTGGCTCCGGCTTCGGTTTCAGTTCCCGCTCCAGTCGTTCAATCTCTTTTTTGACGCCTGCCTGACAGTCGAGCTGTGTCGCACGTTGCAGGTGCGCCAGCGCACCGGCGGCATCACCAGCGTCACGCAGAAACAGACCAGTGATTTTGTGCAGCTTTGCGCGCACTTCATCAGGCATGTCAGCCGTGGCGGTCAGTTCAAGGGTCTCCGTCAGCAGGCGGATATCCACGGATTCACCGGCAGCGTGAGCGCGCATGGCCGCGAGCGCCACCTCCTCGGTGAACATGTACGGCGGGGTGCGGCGGTGTTTACCCGGCATGGTCAGGCCGTACTTCAGGGCGTAACGGGCAATCTCCAGCGCACCGGCAATATCGCCGGTATCCAGACGCCACAGCATGACCGTCATCAGAATGTCATCCTGTGCACCTTTGCCCTGCTCCAGCACGCCGTTCACCCACGGCAACCAGAACGGCAGCAGTTCGCGTTTTTTTGCGGCCTTCAGCTCTTTTGAATAAATCGCTTTCAGTGTGCGCTGGTCTGCGGCGAGCTTAACCAGCATCTGCTCATAGACAGTTGCATGTCGCAGCGGGGCGGCTTCCCGCTGCGCGGTCATCGCTGCCGAGACCCGCATCATGTGGCGCTGTGCGGGACTCGTCATCGGTTACGCTCCCGGCTCTGCGGTCGCTTTAGCCGGTGTGGAGAAGTCATCGACCTTAATTTTTTCCACCAGACAACCGGCGGCGTAGTCTTCCACCACGTAATCAATGTTCATTGACTCGTAGTTCTCCACGCGGTCGAGTTTCGGGTTTTCCACAATCACGCGGCGATGGCTGTCATCCATGTAGTAGATGGACAGGTTTTCCAGCTTCGTAATGAGCATCGCATCCGCCGGGAAGTACGGGACGCGTACCGCCGGCAGGTTACCGATGCGTTTCTGACTGATGATGACGTCAGCGGCCAGCATTTCGCTGTTGTCCTGCTCTTTGTTGACGATGGGGAAATACTTGTCCGCCAGTAGCTGACGCCCCACAATCACCACAAGGTCAGGGTCTTCCTGATACCACGGTTCAATCAGGTTGTTGGTCGCATCCATCACCAGTGCATCGAGGCTTACATAATCACCGCCCTTACCCACGCGGATGACCTCAGAGGTGGTGCGGCCTTCCTCGTCAGTGACCTTGCTCATCACGCGCGCCGGGGCTTCATTGCGGTATTTCTGCAGCCAGCCGACCGCCACATCCTGCAGCATCGGATTGCTGCTGCGGTCAGAGGTTTCGGCACGCTTCACGCCGTTAAAACCGGCCATGATGAAATCAAGGGACTGGCGTTTGATAATGGCGTTACGGATACGGAGCTGGAAATCCTGATAACGCGCCCACAGGTCAAGCGTTTTGTAGCGGATATAAAAATCGAAGTTAATCTGGTCGCATTCGTACTTGTTTGACGCCAGCTTCGAGAAGTCCTTCGGCTGACGCTCGGTGCCACCGGCGGTGTCGGTGGTGCTGGCGATGGAGCCGGTGACACCAATACCAATTTTTTCCCCTTTCATTTCGCTGACCGGCACAATGTTGATGCGGGTCAGAAAGTCAGAGGACTCCTGCATGGTGTTCATCAGGGTCTGGGTGACCGAAGGTTCAACGGTGAATTTTTTCGACACATCACCGGCGTCGATGCCGTTCAGTTCGGCAACACGGGACAGGTAGGCATTAAATTTAAAGCGGGTTTCCTGGCGCATAGTTTTTCCTGAAATTAAGGGTTAATCGTGAAGGTTTTCCCGGACTGACTGACGCCGGTCAGCAGTTCGTCATCAGGGCGTCACCGCCACCACCGGTGGCCTTGCTGCGGCGCTGCTGGGTCAGACTTTCGGTGTTGTCGAGACTGTTTTTCAGGCGGGTGAATGCCAGGCTGGTTTCATCCGCCCTGTCAGTCACATCCTGCTTAAGTGCGGAAAAGGCGGTTTCCATCTCAGCAAGGCGTTGCTCAGTGGCGCTCAGTTTTTCCTGCACATGTTCAGCAACAGCGGTCACCGCTTCATGCACGTCATTCAGACGGGCATCATCGCTGGCCTGTTTGCGGCCAAAAATGGACTTCACCTTTTCGGTCAGGGCGGTGAACACGGTTTCAGGCAGGTCTTCAAATTCCAGCTCAACGGGCGTTGCCACTGAAATCAGGTTTTCAGGGCTTAATTTGAAGCGGTTCAGAGGGTTGTGTTTTGCCGTGCGGCAGAATTCCAGGTATTCCGTGCCGAGGCTCGCCGGGTCATCGGTGACGGCCAGACCCACCAGATAACATTTGCCGGTGTTGGCAAAGTTCGGCTGAATTTCCATTGAGGTGTAGACCTTCTGCGCGGCCTTGTTCATCGCGATAAGGTCATCGGTCGGGGTGATTTTCGCAAACAACGCCCATTTGCCCTTCAGCGCCGAATCATCGTCAATCTTTTCGGCCTTCAGTTCGGCCACATCGCCATAACGCTTAAAAATACCGTCAGGCAGGATGCCGCGCAGATGTTCCAGGTTAATGCGGCAACCATAGACTCGCGGGTCAAAGGTTTCGGCCATTTCCTGAATATCCTGCGCACTGATGACACGCCCGTCACAGGTGTCACCCTCAACGCCGATACGAAAGAATTTTGAGACTTTTTTTGCCATTGTCAGGAGTCCTGAATAGTGATTAGAGGAGTCACATGTCGGCATCAGTTTCCCGACGATGCGCATCCTCCGCCATCAGTCCCGGATGGCTTATCACTGACACAACAGCACCTTAGCGAATCGCGGGGCGCGACTCAGTAGCCTTGCCGTGTATTCATCACGGCGAGGTATTCATGACCATCACCACAGACACCACTCTTTTACACGACCCGCGTCGTCAGGCGGCGCTGCTGTACTGGCAGGGGTTTTCCGTGCCGCAGATTGCCGCCATGTTGCAGATGAAACGCCCGACGGTGCAGAGCTGGAAACAGCGCGACGGCTGGGACAGTGTTGCCCCCATCAGCCGTGTCGAAATGAGTCTGGAAGCGCGGCTGACCCAGCTCATCATCAAACCGCAGAAAACCGGCGGTGACTTCAAGGAAATTGACCTGCTGGGACGCCAGATTGAACGACTGGCACGGGTAAACCGTTACAGTCAGACCGGCAACGAGGCAGACCTTAATCCGAACGTCGCTAACCGCAACAAAGGCGCGCGTCGCAAACCGAAAAAGAATTTTTTCAGTGACGAGGCCATCGAAAAGCTGGAGCAGATTTTCTTTGAGCAGTCTTTCGACTATCAGTTGCACTGGTATCGCGCCGGGCTTGAGCACCGCATCCGCGATATCCTGAAATCCCGCCAGATTGGCGCGACGTTTTATTTTTCCCGCGAGGCGCTGCTGCGCGCCCTGAAAACCGGTCATAACCAGATTTTTCTGTCGGCCAGTAAAACGCAGGCGTATGTGTTCCGCGAATACATCATCGCCTTTGCCCGGCTGGTTGACGTTGACCTGACCGGTGACCCGATTGTCCTGGGCAATAACGGCGCAAAACTGATTTTTCTCGGCACCAACTCCAACACCGCACAGAGCCATAACGGCGACCTGTACGTCGATGAGATTTTCTGGATCCCGAATTTTCAGGTACTGCGTAAGGTGGCATCAGGTATGGCCTCACAGAGTCACCTGCGCTCGACCTATTTCTCCACCCCGTCCACGCTGGCGCACGACGCCTACCCGTTCTGGTCGGGTGAACTGTTCAACCGGGGACGCGCCAGCGCCGCCGAACGCGTGGAAATCGACGTCAGTCATAACGCCCTTGCCGGAGGTCTTCTCTGTGCGGACGGCCAGTGGCGGCAGATTGTCACCATTGAGGACGCCCTGAAAGGTGGCTGCACACTGTTCGACATTGAGCAGCTCAAACGCGAAAACAGCGCCGACGATTTTAAAAACCTGTTCATGTGTGAATTTGTTGACGACAAGGCGTCGGTATTCCCGTTCGAGGAGCTGCAACGCTGCATGGTCGACACACTGGAAGAATGGGAAGACTACGCACCGTTTGCCGCCAATCCGTTCGGCTCCCGTCCGGTATGGATTGGTTACGACCCGTCACACCGTGGCGACAGTGCCGGATGCGTGGTGCTGGCACCGCCGGTGGTGGCCGGTGGCAAATTCAGAATACTTGAGCGTCACCAGTGGAAAGGCATGGACTTTGCCACCCAGGCGGAATCCATCCGCAAACTCACCGAAAAATACAACGTTGAATACATCGGAATTGATGCCACCGGCCTCGGTGTCGGCGTGTTCCAGCTCGTGCGCTCGTTCTATCCCGCCGCGCGCGATATCCGCTACACGCCGGAAATGAAAACCGCAATGGTGCTCAAGGCAAAAGACGTTATCCGCCGTGGCTGTCTGGAATATGACGTCAGCGCCACCGACATCACCAGCTCGTTCATGGCTATCCGCAAGACCATGACCAGCAGCGGACGCAGCGCCACCTATGAGGCCAGCCGCAGCGAGGAAGCCAGCCACGCCGACCTCGCCTGGGCGACCATGCACGCCCTGTTAAATGAGCCACTCACCGCCGGTATCAGCACCCCGCTGACATCCACCATTCTGGAGTTTTACTGATGAGCAAGAAAAAAGGGAAAACACCGCAACCTGCGGCAAAAAAAATGACCGCCAGCGCCCCGAAAATGGAGGCATTCACCTTTGGTGAGCCGGTGCCGGTACTCGACCGCCGTGACATTCTGGATTACGTCGAGTGCATCAGTAACGGCAGATGGTATGAGCCACCGATCAGCTTTACCGGTCTGGCAAAAAGCCTGCGTGCTGCCGTACATCACAGCTCACCGATTTACGTCAAACGTAATATTCTGGCCTCGACATTTATCCCGCATCCGTGGCTTTCCCAGTAGGATTTCAGCCGCTTTGTGCTGGATTTTCTGGTGTTCGGTAATGCGTTTCTGGAAAAGCGTTACAGCACCACCGGTAAGGTCATCAGACTGGAAATCTCACCGGCAAAATATACCCGCCGTGGTGTGGAAGAGGATGTTTACTGGTGGGTGCCGTCCTTCAACGAGCCGACAGCCTTCGCGCCCGGTTCCGTGTTTCACCTGCTGGAGCCGGATATTAATCAGGAGCTGTACGGCCTGCCGGAATATCTCAGCGCCCTTAACTCTGCCTGGCTGAATGAATCAGCCACGCTGTTCCGCCGCAAGTATTACGAAAACGGCGCACATGCCGGATACATCATGTACGTCACCGATGCCGTGCAGGATCGCAACGATATCGAAATGCTCCGCGAAAACATGGTGAAGTCGAAAGGCCGCAATAACTTTAAAAATCTGTTTCTCTATGCCCCACAGGGGAAAGCCGACGGCATTAAAATTATCCCGCTCAGTGAAGTGGCAACGAAGGATGATTTTTTTAATATCAAAAAAGCCAGCGCCGCAGACCTGCTGGACGCGCACCGCATCCCCTTTCAGTTGATGGGCGGCAAGCCGGAGAACGTCGGGTCACTGGGCGATATTGAGAAAGTGGCAAAGGTCTTTGTCCGCAATGAGCTTATCCCGTTACAGGACAGGATTCGGGAAATAAACGGCTGGCTCGGTCAGGAGGTCATCCGCTTTAAAAACTACTCACTGGACACTGACAACGGCTGAACATCGCCGCCTGCGGGCGGCTTTTTTACATCCCGTCATCACGCCCTCACACGCTCACCACCGCACAAAATACCCCGCAGACACACCAACACCCCAACGGGCAGACTAAACGCTGCCACGACGCGCTCAGACGCTGAAAAAATAAAATCAGCACCACCGCCAGCGCGCAGTGCTTTCCCCGCCTCGCCCGCCCGCTTCGTGGGGCAATTTGAATGCAAATGCATTAGCATTCAAAAGCTATCCCCCAAGCAGCCTGTAAGAGTTTTTACCTCTACTTGTTTTGCATGCAAATTAATGCAATAGCATATACACCTACAGCATCTGACTACTTTGTAAAAAGAGGCCTATATTTTTCAAACAAGGAGGTTTCGGATGTATTAACATCAGTGACAGGCTGCATCTCAGCATGTTGCTTTTGTAAACGCTTAAATCTATCAATTGAATCTTTAATTAACCAAGACATTGACACCATTTCTAAAGGAGTGCGAAGCATCATTTGCCATGACACACCCCAAATCAATGAGCTACCAAATTCTTTAAATATCATCGAATAGTCTTCACCATCGACAAAAACAAGCTCAAACCCTTCATTCAAAGCTATTTGTTTAAAACAATCCAAATCAAGAACACAGAGAATAGTTAACTCCCCATTTATAAAGTCACACAAATCACGCGCATCATTTATAAGATTAACAAACGGAGTTAAAGGAACCCACAATTGATTATTTTTATATTCATTCAAAAATATAGGTGCAATTTTCCTCCCTCTAAGATCCAACTGTGATAATGCTATTTCCAGATCACAGCCACGATTAGATACCACATAAAATCCATCTTCTAGCCTTACCCATGAAATTCCTTTTTTCCTGCATACATTCAGATGCTCATTAAATTCTTTTTTATATGTAACTTCTGAAAAACACAGTTCTTTCCTTAACACTAATGGCATCCCTCTAAAATCTTCAGCTTTATCTTCTGCTAAAAATTCAGCTAGTCTATTAAGGTTATTTTTTTGACGTTCAACACGATCATTTTTATTTTGACTTGATTTCACCTCCACCAGTACTGGTGCACCTTCACCAAGTAAACAAACATCACCATGCCTCATACTCATTGTAATATCATTGAGTAACGTAGGAACACCAGCCTTGCAGGCCTTCTTCACCAATTCCCATTCTTCTTTTAAGCCATCCTTCCCTCCCATATAGCCCGCTGACTCCTTGGGACTGTAATCCACAACATTATAAAAAAAATGCTTAATATCAAACTTATCCAAATACAAAAAAGCAACACTATCACCAAACATTTTGAAGATATATATTTTAAATTTCACATCATCAATACCCTGCTCAACACTCTTAATATTTTCCTTAATAAGTTTAGATTGTTCTTTTTTTAAACCACCTTTTCTTTTTGTTGCCTTTAGTTCCCCTAAGAAAGACTTTAATTCTTTGATCATCCTTTCACTTCTAATTATATTCCTTATTATTTTGAACTGAAACGACAACAACAAATCTGTATTTTTTAGGTTTCCCTCTAATTTTACCAGGTCTTTTTTCAAATCAAACACTACCGAGTCATGCAATTTTCGACTCAATTCAGTCTTAAACTTCATAGTTCCCTCAATAAAAGCAACTTACAGTCAAGGTAATTACTCCTGTAGTGGAACAGACTATTACAGTCTCGTTCCACCACTAGTATAACAAGTGTCAATACGGCATCAACGATTAGTTATCTAATACTGAAACGACTTCGCCCGTTCGGATGTCGACACGCGCAGCAATAGTCTGTTTAACTACTCCTCCATAAGCATTAGTGCCACGAAATGTGGTTTTCACAATGGCGTGCGGGTCTTTATTCAAAACCAAATGATATACCGTTGACACATGTTTATAAGATGAATCATCGTTCATATTATCTTTAATTAGTTTTTCCAATGGACGATAAGAACCATCCCAACCACTAAAATTGCTCTGAAATGTATCAAGATTGATTTTATTGTTTAGTGAATTCGGGTCATTTTCATAATCATTAAAGCACCACCCAAGAACATCACCGAGTTTCAACTCATCATCTTTGGTAAATGTATACTCACTCATGCAGGCATAAAATGCATCTGATGCGGTGACTGGCACTTTCTTAAAGTTAATGTAACTATTCACAATATCGTGTCGAGTCTTCTTTGGCTCGTTCCGATATTCCTTGAGTGTTTTTTCAGTATATTCGAATGTTTTTTGAGCCTGGTGTTCTGCTACGGTTGCTGTTTCAGTTTTAGCAACTGGCTGGCTTTTTTCTGTTGGGTAGAGTATTGAACCAATTATGCTCAATGCAAAACCACCTCCGAGATAAACCGCACTTGCACGTTTACGGTTTGGCATCCGCACCAGTGATGGCTTGATTAACCCGATGAAAAAAGCAACGAAAAAAGCGAGTGATAGAAAAGCGATTACAATATCCATAGCTATCCTTTTTGCATCATCCACATAAAAAATCGACCTTATGTTAGCAACAGGAAGCTTACTTTTGAATATTTGTAAGTTGTTAGCTTTAGCTCTCCGAGCTAACTCCTTTCAACCGTCAAAAACCAGCACCAACGCAGTAAAAATATGACTGTCAACTAACGCCTCGCTTCGCTCGTTGTTCAACCCCGCCAGCCCTGAAAACAAGTTTCACGACTGGCGGCGTTCTCTATCGTCTGCGTGGTGGTGGCGTAACTCTTGATTGACCGATATGGTTAAACCGCCCGTAATTATCCCGGACTATTTCGGCACACCCGACTAGCTCATCTGGCGTCAGATTTTCGTTGACCATAATCCGCTGTAAACGCTGAACAATAGCCATCAGCTTGATATTTTTAGTTTTATGGTGCGGTATCTCGCCTGGTATTCTGTGCATTATCCAAGCCACCCGTTTTGCTGTGCACGCTCCATCTGTTCATCTGAATAGTTCCATGCTCCATCCATGGCAACCATTGCCCCGCCAGACATCCCCGTCTCTGGTTCATACATAACAGCAAGGCCGAGCTGATGCATAATTTCATGATTAATTCTGAATACCAGACCACGCTCACTAAGTTCTTTCCAGTTCACAATCTCATATGTGCCTGTATTAAGCAGCTCAATACTTAGCAATACATAATCTTCCAGCCAGTCTGACAGGTCAGTAACATCTGTTATCCGGGCTTCAACCTTTCGCCCCGTGTACACACCCTGCACCCATTCATGCAAAATCAACGTGTCCCCGCGCTCATAATTACGGTCATTTTTCCGAAACTCTGCGCGTTTCTTTCCTTCCAGCACAAGGTCGAAATATTTTGCGTGCAGCTTTACCTCGTGAATTTTTGCCATCATGTCCACTCCATTACTGTTGAGAATCCCGGCCACTCATCAGCGACCGGATACGTGAATTTTTTCCCGTCATAATTTACGGTCGCGCCACGCGCCAGCGCCTCAAGCTCCCATCGCTGCGGCCTGATACCGTTCTGAGCGAGGTCAACGCGAATACGGGTAATTTGCATTCGTTCCGACCGTGTCAGTCTGGCCGATGGTGCAATTTCATGCGGTTTTAACGGGCTTCCGTTTCTTTGCTGACGATTTGGCGTTCTCAGCCCGTGTTTTAATGCGCCCCTTAGCGCCTTCACGACCTCCTGGTCATTCCATTCGATAACACCGTCATCAACCAGATTAAGTACTGCTGCGGCGTGCTCAGAAGGTGTGGGAGCCGGTAACGAAGTATCACCACCGGTGAGCTTTCCACAGTTATTGACAGGACTCCGAGGCGCGGCGATGCCGCTTTTTAAAGTCAAAGGCTCAACGACCGGCACTTTCGGAACAATGCGCCAGTCCGTCGTTCTGGTGATATGAATATGACGCGCGCCGAGATGCGGCGCGTAAATGCCGACCACTCTCTCGACTTCTTCCTCGTACTCGTTAACGTCATCCGACGGGCTACGGGCGACCCTGACAGTCTGACAATCGCGCGGGACATTTGCCCCGCCCTGCGCGCTGATATACAACGCAAAATCACCACTGTCTGCAGCGGCGCGTGCAGCCTCGACGCGCTCGTCAAACTCATCAGCAATGCTGACGCCGCGAGGCAATTTGCGTAGTTCACGGTAAGCCCCCATTGTCGGCAGACCAACCGTTTTAAATTGCGGAATGCGCCACGTTGACGCCCATGCGGTAACAGCCGCCGCAGTATCTTTCAGCGGTCTGCCGGTATCGTTATCGAGCTGACCATCCAGTGCATAGCCGTCGATGTTTTTTGAGATGTATTTCGCGATATATCCCGCAGCACCGCCCCGGTTAAGGTGTTTTGCCTGAAAACGGTTTCGCGCGGCTCCTCTTTCGTCGCCATCCTCTTTGAGCGCATAGCGACGCATGATTTCAATAATCTGGTTACGCTGGCGTGGATTACAAAAAAGCATCATATGCCAGTGCGGCGTTCCGTCGTGGTGTGGCTCGACGACTCGCAAACCGTAGGCCTGTAAATCATTATCCTTGAATGCCGTGCGCATCAGGCTCCAGATACGGCAGAGATAACGCTGCGCATCCTTTGGATTAAATGCCTCATCGTTCCAGCCGTGATTTAGCTGGACGGTTTTACTTTCGCCTTTTCTGACCTGACGTGTCGGGTGATACTTTGACGGCGCGGTCAGCGTGATAAACATCCCCACATCACCCTCTGCGGCGGCGTAACGCTCAATACCGGCGATGGTGTTCATCAGCTCCATCCGGCGAATTTCTGGATTAGAAATACTGCCCATCACCTTACTGATAAGGTCGATGCGCTCGCCGGTTTCCTTGTTTTCAAGGTCACACGATTTAAGAAATTCCAGATTTGCCTGGCGGCGCGCACGCACATCACGAATGGCATGTTTACTGGCATAAGGAGAACGGTCTTTATTGACCTCCCCGACAGCAATCAGTAACGCCTCATGCCAGCGCATACGCTGGCCTTTAAGCTGATGAGTCCACCACTCATCGTTAAACAGGCGGGCAATGGCAGAATATGCCTGCCTCGTGGTCATCTGCCCTTTACGGTATTTTTTCCAGTAAAGCGGGGAAATATTGAAAGCACGTGCAGCGCCAGCAACATGACCATACAGATGTGCCTGCGCCTCATCCGTAAACAGCGATTCTTTTTCGCCATGCGCATCCACCCAGGCATCGCAGAGTTCCTCATACATCATGAAAAGCTGCGATGAGATATGGGCAGCAAACTTTTTCAGCTCCTTGTCATTCATTCCCGGCAGGCGCGCATAGTGGTCACGCTCTGCCAGAAACAGCAACGACGCGTCGGTGTTCATTTCATGGCGCTGATTCACACGCTCAATGCGCGGCCATAAACGACGCTGAAAAGTGGATGTGAGGAAATAAAACCCGTGCACCGGGCTTTTATTGCGCCGGATGTAGTCATAGCGTGAAGTAAACAGCGAGCGCAAAAAGTAAGGCAGGCGGTTAATCGTGGATAAAACACCTTGCACCTGACGCATCTCGTCACGTGTAAGGGGTCTTTCGCGCCCGACAGCCTCGCGTGGCGCGTTCCATGCATAAGCACCGGTAAACGCCTTACCGGTGCCTGCGGCAAATGCTGACGGAGGGACAAAACGCCCGGAGGCTTTAACGGCCATGTGAGCCAAAAGCCTCTGAACAACGCTTGCTGAGTTGCTCAACCTGCGCGTTTAAATCAGCAAAAGATTTTGCGCTTCCGGTCAGAATATCGTGATGCATCATGCCGGAAACGAGCTGGCTTAATTTCGGGTAATAACCAACCACCGCCAGCCATTCCTGGCCGGCGTTTTTACCGCTTTCCGCTCTCTTTTTCTCGTGGAGAATAAACTGAAAGCTGTCACTGGTAACGACATAACGTTCGCCAATTTCGATACGAATACTCATGCCATTCTCCGGTAATGCTTGTTTTTTGCTTCAAAGACTGACTGGCAGGAAACACAACGCGTGGCTGACGGATAAGCCGCACGACGGGCAGCAGGTATTGGCGCATCACACTCTTCGCAAACCAGCGCAGAAGCACAGCAATGTTTTACCCTTGCCGCGTTAATCTGGCGCTCCAGTAATTCAGCCTGTTGTTCCTGAATGAAATCTACGTTGTCCGGCATTACCAGTTCCTTTTGTCGTTCAGTTTCTTAAATTCATCAGCGCAATAGCTGGCGAGTTCTGTCGTTAATTTTGTCAGTTCATCCACTGAGGAAATTTGCTTGTGAAATACAGCGCGTTTCACAAGTAAATTGATCACATCAGACAGGAGGTTTAATTCGCTCTGATAAATCGCGATAACAGATTCAGTTATGTCGCGCTTTTCTTTATCAAGACCAAGTTGAATAAGAGACAAATCGCCATTTTCCATAACGGCGATTTTTAAGGCGTTATTCAGTAATACAATTGAACGAGAACAGGACATCAAAGCACCTCCCCACGAGACAATCCGATATTGTGAAATTTTTCCGACTCCTGACTGAGCAGCTCGACTATCTCCACGCGGGATAACTCCGCCTTTGTGATGTGGCGAATCATGGCGTCAAGATGAGAAGAAAAGCGCGTCGCAGCGTCGGCCTGTGCTTCGGTTCTGGCCTGTTGCAGCAGTAATGCGTATATACCGCACTGATTTTCAGAAACTGTATGCATGACTTTCTCCAGGCAAAAAGAAGCCCCGCACAATTAAGTGCGTTAAAAACTCTGGTTAATTACTTAATGCAGATATTGCTCTGGTTTTACCGACGTCAGAATTGTCGGTGCATACTCAAACAGACTGAATAATTCACGTAATGCACGGAATAAAGCATCACGCCAGTAACATGATTCTTCATTAATTCGCCAGTATGGCTGGTTAAATTCTTTTTCTGTCAGTCGTGCGTGCATAAATAAAGTGCGACGCTGACTGACTGTTAAAAAACTAATATATGCATACTCACTTGCGCCAACCTGACGGCGTTTTGAGAATGCCCCACGCAATTCATCAATTGCACATACCAGTCGTTCACGTTCGACGTCGTTCATTTCTTCAAAACGCATCGTTGCGTGACGCTGTTTTAACTGCGCATGGAAGCAAACCGTTAGCCGTTCACGTTCCATCATCTGATTATAATAATCGCATGTCTCCTGCCAGCGAGGGACGGCCAGATGCTTACCAATTATCCGGCGCATAGTTGCTGGCTGTTTTTCAACGAGATTGAGCGTCATCACTGTCATTTCCATACCCTCCGGCTTTTCAGAAAGGTCAGAGCCTTTTTTAACGGACTCTGTTTTTTGGTGCGGATAATGATTCCCTTACGCCCCTTACCGTGGGTGATGTTGAAGTCAATCGCCCTGGGGCTTTCGTTACGCAGTAACTGAGCAATACAACGAGGCTCATTCATACGGTTCTCCTTAACGTGGTTCACCGAGACCTAACCACATCAACCAGCCGTCACGAATCTCTTTAGGGCGGCTTTCATAAGCCAGTTTTAGTCCGTTATTCCATGCCGGAAGGTATACCCAATATTCACCTGCACGACCTGAAGCTGATTGTGGATCGGTCATATCAATTACAGGCAGCTTTCCTTTATCGATCATCCGACGAACCGCTCCTGTCGATTTTCCTATTAGTTTTGCGAACTCCTGATAAGGAATCGCATCAGTCATGAGTGTTACTTGCTTGCTCATGTCGTCCTCCAGCCCTCATGAATTGCGTTTAATGCCTTATAATGCCTTTTAGTGCCCACATCCAAGCACTAAACAATCTACATCTAAACTAAATACTATTGAGATCTAAACACCATGTCAAACACGATAAGCGAGAAGATAGTCTTAATGCGAAAATCAGAGTATTTGAGCAGACAACAACTTGCTGATTTAACAGGGGTTCCGTATGGCACGCTGAGTTACTATGAAAGTGGTCGTTCAACACCTCCAACAGATGTCATGATGAACATCCTGCAGACCCCACAATTCACCAAATACACTTTATGGTTCATGACCAATCAGATCGCTCCTGAGTCCGGGCAAATTGCGCCCGCTCTCGCACACTTTGGGCAAAACGAAACAACGTCGCCCCACTCCGGTCAAAAGACTGGTTAACAATTCATCGTGAATATATTCATCACAAGTGCCTACTATTGGTGGCTAAATTTCAGCCACCACGAAAAAAGCGATTAGTAGTCGCCAAAAAACACACCTCTCGGAGGGTTTTCTGATGGCAATCAAAAAACTCGATGATGGTCGATATGAAGTGGACATCCGCCCTACTGGACGTAATGGAAAACGCATCCGTAGGAAGTTTGATAAGAAAAGCGAAGCTGTCGCTTTCGAGAAATACACGTTGTACAACCACCACAATAAAGAATGGCTATCAAAACCAACAGACAAGCGACGTCTGTCGGAGCTGACACAGATCTGGTGGGATTTAAAGGGTAAACACGAAGAGCATGGGAAATCTAATCTTGGAAAAATTGAAATCTTCACAAAAATAACGAATGACCCATGCGCATTTCAAATTACGAAATCGCTTATCAGCCAGTACTGCGCCACCCGAAGAAGTCAGGGTATTAAACCTTCGAGTATCAATCGTGATTTAACATGTATTAGCGGCATGTTTACAGCCCTGATTGAAGCGGAGTTATTCTTTGGTGAGCACCCTATCAGAGGGACAAAAAGGCTTAAGGAGGAAAAACCAGACACAGGCTATCTCACGCAGGAAGAAATTGCCTTACTGCTTGCTGCTCTTGACGGCGACAATAAAAAGATTGCGATTCTTTGCCTGAGTACTGGAGCACGTTGGGGAGAAGCAGCTCGTTTGAAAGCAGAAAATATCATCCATAACCGCGTCACGTTTGTTAAAACGAAAACAAACAAACCACGCACCGTCCCGATCTCAGAGGCTGTTGCCAAAATGATCGCGGATAACAAACGAGGTTTTTTATTCCCTGATGCTGATTACCCTCGCTTCAGACGAACAATGAAAGCAATAAAACCGGATTTGCCAACGGGGCAAGCCACACATGCACTAAGGCACAGCTTTGCCACTCATTTCATGATTAATGGAGGAAGTATTATCACGCTACAACGGATACTAGGTCACACGCGGATTGAGCAAACTATGGTTTACGCTCATTTTGCGCCAGAGTACCTTCAGGACGCCATTTCTCTTAATCCGCTAAGAGGTGGTACTGAGGCCGAGAGTGTCCACACAGTGTCCACAGTAGAGTAACGTTTAAGGGCTTTCAGTGGTAATTTATGCCGCTCAAACCCGCATTGTACCGTTGAAAGCCCCTACTGGTGACACCCTAAATCTCCCTTACACGGGCTTATTTTTTTGTACCACGACTTTCATCCTGTTCTGACACCGCCTTTTCTTTTCTGCTCTACACTATCTACAGACCAATCATAAAGGCATACGATCATGGCAGATTTTCCCGCCAGCTTACTGATTCTTAACGGCAAAAGTGCTGACAATGAAACATTACGCGAAGCAATTATGCTGCTGCGTGTGGAAGGAATGACTATCCATGTGCGGGTTACCTGGGAGAAAGGTGATGCTGCGCGTTTTGTTGAGGAAGCCCGCCAGCTTGGCGTTGCAACGGTGATTGCCGGCGGTGGCGATGGCACTATTAATGAAGTCTCCACGGCGTTGATTCAGTGTGAGGGCAATGAAATTCCTGCGTTGGGGATATTGCCGCTAGGTACAGCGAACGATTTTGCCACCAGTGTGGGTATTCCTGAGGCGCTGGATAAGGCACTTAAACTGGCAATTGCTGGTAACGCTATTGCGATTGATATGGCGCAGGTCAACAAACAAACCTGTTTTATCAACATGGCGACGGGCGGATTTGGGACGCGCATCACCACAGAAACACCCGAGAAATTAAAAGCCGCGCTGGGTGGCGTCTCTTATATCATTCACGGCTTAATGCGCATGGATACCCTGCAACCGGATCGCTGTGAAATCCGTGGTGAAAATTTTCACTGGCAAGGCGATGCGCTGGTTATTGGTATTGGCAACGGGCGTCAAGCCGGTGGCGGTCAACAACTGTGCCCAAATGCGCTGATCAATGATGGTTTGTTACAACTGCGTATTTTCACCGGCGATGAAATTCTTCCAGCTCTCTTCTCAACCTTAAAACCTGACGAAGAAAACCCGAATATTATTGATGGCGCTTCGGCATGGTTCGATATACAAGCGCCGCATGAAATCACCTTTAATCTTGATGGCGAACCGTTAAGCGGACAACGTTTTCATATCGAAATACTTCCGGCAGCATTGCGTTGCCGGCTACCACCAGATTGCCCGCTGTTAAGGTAA